CTATCGCTCTTAGTAAAGCTGGTAAATCCCGCAAGAAAAAGTAATGGCTAAAAGCGTTAGCCTTAAAATTGGTAAACACAAATCACGGTCCGGTGGCTTGACAGCTGCCGGTCGGCGTAAATATAACAAAGAGACAGGATCAAACTTGAAGGCTCCACAACCTGAAGGCGGTCCTCGCAAACGCTCTTTCTGCGCTAGAATGTCTGGTGTGAAAGGACCGATGAAAGATGAAAAGGGTCGTCCAACGCGGAAGGCTCTTGCCCTACGCAAATGGAAATGCTAACATGGCTAAGCCTGGTCTCTATGCAAACATCCACGCCAAGCGTAAGCGTATTGCTGAAGGCAGTGGTGAAAAGATGAGGAAGCCCGGCTCTGCCGGTGCGCCTACAGCTAAACAATTTAAACAAGCAGCTAAAACTGCTAAGAAAAAATAGTCCAACAGCCTTGCAGCTAGCGAGCAGTTGTGAGGCTTAGACGTAGTAGTCATATAAAAGTTCTTTGCTTTTTAATTATGATTCCTATCCTAACTACATTGTCAGTGATCACCAGTTGGTACGGTCCTGGCTTCCACGGAAACCTCACCGCCAATGGTGAGCGATACAATCAAAACGGCCTTACTGCAGCGCACAAGACACTCCCCTTTGGTACTAAACTTAAAGTTTGTTACAAGAGGTGTGCCGTTGTTCGGGTCAATGATCGCGGTCCCTACATTCATGGTAGAGGATTAGATCTCAGTAAAGGTGCGGCTGACGCTATCGGTCTCACTAACTCTGGAGTTGGTAGGGTAAAAGTAACCCGTCTTAACTAACTTCAACTATGACTGCTACTCTTGCAGCACCCAAGTCTAACGCTTGGGATACTTTCTGTGACTGGGTAACCAGCACCAACAACCGTCTTTATGTAGGTTGGTTTGGGACACTGATGATTCCGTGTCTACTTGCCGCCGCCATTTGTTTCATTGTTGCCTTTGTGGCAGCTCCACCTGTTGACATCGATGGAATACGTGAACCCGTTGCAGGCTCCCTCCTGTATGGAAACAACATCATATCGGGAGCCGTCGTTCCGAGCAGCAATGCCATCGGACTACACTTCTACCCAATTTGGGAAGCTAGTTCACTTGATGAATGGCTCTACAACGGGGGTCCGTTCCAGCTCGTTGTCTTCCACTTCCTCATTGGCATCTATGCTTACATGGGACGAGAGTGGGAACTTAGCTATCGACTAGGGATGCGTCCCTGGATCTTCGTTGCTTACTCTGCTCCAGTCGCTGCAGCTACTGCAGTGTTTCTTGTTTACCCGTTCGGTCAGGGTTCTTTCTCTGACGCTATGCCCCTTGGTATCAGTGGAACGTTCAACTACATGCTTGTCTTCCAAGCAGAACACAATATCCTTATGCACCCTTTCCATATGCTTGGGGTTGCTGGGGTATTTGGCGGCAGTCTTTTTAGTGCTATGCACGGAAGTCTCGTCACCTCCTCGCTTGTTCGGGAGACTACGGAAGACATATCCCAGAACTATGGTTACAAGTTTGGTCAAGAGGAAGAGACATACAACATCGTTGCAGCCCATGGCTACTTCGGACGTTTGATCTTCCAGTATGCAAGCTTTAATAACAGCCGCAGTCTTCATTTCTTTTTGGCTGCTTGGCCTGTCGTTGGCATTTGGTTCGCTGCTTTGGGCGTGTCTACGATGGCCTTTAATCTTAATGGTTTCAATTTTAACCAGTCCCTACTGGATAGTCAGGGGCGTGTTGTGCGTACTTGGGCTGACATCCTTAACCAAGCTAACCTTGGATTTGAAGTCATGCACGAACGTAATGCTCACAACTTTCCGCTAGACCTCGCTGCTGCAGACGTAACTCCTGTTGCTCTTACTGCACCTGCTGTAGGTTAATCTCCCGTCCGTTCATCCCTAACAAGGGACGCATGAAGTTTGATCATGGAACGGGGGTCAAACACTTGGAGATTAACAATGACTACTCAAGTCACTTACAAGTATCGCGGCGTTTCTTACACTAAAGTGGTAGTCCGTTAAAGCGGCATTGGGAGGTGCAAACCCTCCCTTACCTATTGGCGTTGGCCCTTACGAGGACACCCTTCGCCGTCTAGACGGTGGGATAGACCACAATAAAAACTAAATAACTCTGAACGTTCAGAGAGTCGATTAAACATTAACTCTCTTTAAAAACAACAATGGCTTATCCTGGTTCTTTTGATCACCAGTCTAATGTTAACCCCGCACAACTTACTCGCGGTGGTCAGCTTAATGCTGCTGGTGACGCACGTGCCCTTTATCTCAAGCTCTTTAGCGGTGAGATGTTTAAGGGTTTCCAAAACAATACGATCGCTCGTGACCTGGTGATGAAGCGCACCCTCAAGGGTGGCAAGAGTCTCCAATTCGTTTACACTGGCCGTACCACGGCTGAGTATCATGTCCCCGGTCAAAGCATTCTTGGTAACGACCAAGGTGCACCTCCGGTGGCTGAGAAGACCATCACCTGTGATGACCTTCTGATCTCCAGCGCATTTGTGTATGAGCTGGATGAAGTCCTTTCCCATTATGACCTGCGTAGCGAGATCTCCCGTAAGATCGGCTATGCTCTGGCTGAAAAGTATGACCGCCTGATCTTCCGTCAGATCGCCAAAGGTGCTCGTCAAGCTTCTCCTGTTGCCAAGGCTAACTTTGTTGAGCCTGGTGGTACTCAGGTGCGCGTCGGTACTAACGATGCCCTGTCTGATGCCTACAGCGCAACCGCTCTGATCAATGCCTTCTACGACGCTGCTGCTGCAATGGACGAGAAAGGCGTTAGCCAAGATGGTCGTGTGGGTGTTCTGAACCCCCGCCAGTACTACGCTCTGATCCAGCAAGTGGGTGAGAACGGTCTGGTCAATCGTGACGAGCAAGGTACTTCTCGTCAGAAAGGTAACGGCATCGTTGAGATCGCCGGTATCAAGATCTACAAGTCCATGAACATTCCGTTCCTGGGTAACTACGGTACTAAGTACGGCACCACTGGCGGCACTACTGACGCTGGCGTTGCTTCTCCTGGTAACACTGGTTCGTTCGTTGGTAACGACAGTGCACTGGAAGATGGCGGCGGTGTGACCGGCATGAACAACAACTACGGTGAAGCTAATGCCTTCGACACCACCTGTGGTCTGATCTTCCAACGTGAAGCAGCCGGTGTTGTGGAAGCTATTGCTCCCCAAGTTCAAGTCACCAGCGGTGACGTGTCCGTGATCTACCAGGGCGATGTGATCCTGGGTCGTCTCGCCATGGGCGCTGACTTCCTGAACCCTGCTGCTTGCGTTGAGCTGTATGCTAGCGCAACTGCACCTTCTGCCTTCGGCACCACCTATCCTGCTAACACCTGATAGGTTTATCTTATTTCTGGGGGAACTTCGGTTCCCCTTTTTTTTATCTTTGTGATAGGTAACAATGCACTTTCCTACATATGCTGCGTCCACCGAACTGGATGCTGTTAATCAAATATTAAGCTCTGTGGGGCAGGCTCCTGTCACCACACTAGATCTGCAAAACCCTGAAGTATCTATTGTTCTCAATACTCTCCGTGAAGTTAATCGTCAGATTCAATCTGAAGGTTGGATCTTTAATACGGAACGAGACTATGTGATGCAACCAGATTCTAGTACTAACCAAATTAGTTATCCGTACAATGTTCTACAGATGGATGCAAATGTAGAATACCACAAAAATCAATACGACTTGGTTCGTCGTAATGGTAAGTTGTATGACAGACTGAACCACACCTTTCAATTTACTGATGACGTTCATGTTGACCTTACTTGGTACTTTGACTTTACTGATGTACCACCTCCAATCCAAACGTACATCGTTGCTCGTGCAGCCCGTATGTGTGCGACCAAACTAATTGGAGATCAAGAGATTAACAAACTCCTGGCTGAACAGGAAGTTTATACCCGTGCTGCTGCTATTGAGTATGAGTGCAATCAGGGTGACTATTCTATGTTCGGCTTTAAGGATGGTCAAAACTATTATACAAGCTATCAACCTTATCAAGCTTTGATGCGATGAGCACACTTACCCAAAGAATCCCAAACCTATTTCTTGGTATTTCACAACAACCTGATAGCAGGAAGTTTCCCGGTCAAGTCCGAGATGCTGTGAATACATTGCCTGACTTTGCGTTAGGTATGTTGAAGCGTCCTGGTGGTCAATTTACTGAGTCGTTGACAAACGCAACCACCACTGGTCGTTGGTTTTCGATTCTTAGGGATGCAGAAGAGAAATACGTTGCACAATATGCCAATAACATTTTCCGCATTTGGAGTTTACTAGATGGTTCTCCACGTGCTGTTAACATGGGAAACGATACAGGTGTTCCTGGAACTTGTGTTATTGCAGATGTAAAAACAACTCTTACTAATTACAACACTGCTGCAGCTTTAACTAAAACTAGACTGACTGAACTGAATAATGCCCAATCAACTTATTCAGAAACATTAGCCGGGCAAAACACTACGACGGAAGAACTGTTTGATGTAAAATATAATTACACACCTCCCTCAATTCCTTCTTCCTTTTTTGAAGTTTACCTGTACTCTGGTATCATTCAAAATGAGTCCGGTGTTTATACAGTAAAGAATGCTGACACAGTGGTGTCTGTAAGCGCCACCTTGCCCGCTGGATATAGCCGAGGTACTGAACGTACTGCAGAGCATCCAAAGCTTGCTGCAGAGGGTTACAGGGTCTTCACAGCGATTCATACAGTAGCTGCTGCAAATACTCCTGCAGAGTTATCAGCAGCTCTTGCTGCAATGAATACAGCACAAACTAATTATGACAACGCTGTAGCAGATGAAGCAACCAAGCTTGGTCTTTACAATACTGAAATAGCAGACTGTGCTATTACAACTGTACCTGCTAATGCTTATCTTAAGGATGCTGATCCTGCTGATATTGAAGTCCTAACTCTTAATGACTACACCTTCGTTTTAAACAAAGGTAAGACAGTCGCTATGGATCCTACAACTACTGCAGCCAAGCCGCACGAGGCTATGGTTGTGGTGACTGTTGTGGGTACTGGTCATTATCGTATT